TGATACAGAGCCACAAAGCGAACCATGCCCTGCAGGATGCCGGAGCGGAGGGAATCGGGGTCACCCTCCCAGCCCTTTGCCAGTATGGTCAAGGCTTCTTTGTAGAGGTCTGCGCCGTAGGCTTTGTACTCCTTGAAAGCCGTGCGGATGCAGATGATCTTCCACGGAGCACGGTAGCTGTCCAGACCGAGCTGCAGACCGGTGCTTTCGGTGGCGTTCAGGAATGCGATGGACTCCGCATCCTTGCCCACCAATGCCGCACGAAGTTCGGCACCGGCGGTCAACGGTCGGGAAACGCCGGTCTGCTTGGAAAAGAGGATGGCTTCCTCCTCCTTCGTCAGCCCGGTGTACACCTTGCAGATGATCGGAAGATCCTGCCCGCCGTTCATCGCCCGACGGGTCACGATGGTATGCTGACCGTCAAAGACGAAGTAGTGACCGTCCCGGTAGCTGACCTTGGGCGGGTTGGCAATCAGCTCGGTGAACTCTGCCGACATCTTTTCGACATTGGGAATGTTCAGCTTGCGCTGATATTCCGCAGGGATTTCGAGAAAGGCACTGTTGATGACCTTTTCTTCGTAAGGCCGCTGAGCGAAAAGGGCTTCGATGATTGCTTCATCTGTGATTTCGGGCATGATCTCAGGCATGGTGTTGACGCAGTTCATATTCTTCATAGCAGTTCCTCCATCTTATCTTCCAGATTTTTCAGGTAATCTCTCAATTTCTGAATCGTTCGTCCTACGGATGCACGGTTCCCTGCATCGGACAGAATGTCGGGATATTCCCGGAAAACACTTTCCCAGCGACGCATCATACTGTTGGCGGCTCCCGATACCTCGCAAAGCATCGCAGTCCCATCGGCAAGTCGTTTGGGTACATAGCGGCTGTTTGCGATTTCAAGAATCTGCTGGCGGTCGATTTTCAACGGTTCGTTCGCTCCTTGTGGAAAAGTCTGCTCCTGCGGAGCCGGAGTGTGAACCAGTTCTTCGTCCGTAGATTCTTCCTCGGATGTACTGGAATCGGAAAGCGGTTTGGCTGCTGGGGGCGGTGTTGTTCTGGTCATGGCGGCTTTCTTCTGGTCTTTGGGTTTGCAGATTTCAGCCACCAGTGCCGGACGTTCTTCGGGAGGTGCGCGCGCAACGGATGCGATCTCAGCAGCGGTCGGTTTTACCTCGCCAGTAAGGACTTTCTGACGGGTGCCGGGAACAGCTTTTTCGGCGGCATCCACGCCCTTGGAAAACTGCTCAGCCCTTTTTACAAAGCTGTCATTGACACCGTTTTCATCGGCGATTCGTTGACGTGTCCACCGTTTGTCAATCGACTGGCCATTTTGACCAGTCGATTTTTTAAGGTTACTTTTCTGATCACCGCCATGGTTTAACTTCTCGGCTTCGTACTGTTTTCCAATAAGGTACTTCTTCTGTTCCGGGGTGAGGTTGCGCCGCCCCAGTTGGTTTTTGCAAATCCAGATGATGGCCTCATAGCGGTTTGCAAACTCCGTTTCATGAACAGTGAACGGGATTTCCGGGTGCTTCTTGGCGATGATGAAACGGTTGTGTCCGTCCACAATCAGCCCCTCCCACACGATGATGGGATTGATGATGCGTCCATCCCGCAGGATGTTGGCTTCCAGCTGGTTAAGTTCTTCAAAGGTCAGCGGTGGAATCTTGCCCTGAAATTCAGGGTCAACTTTAAGCGCATTCAGATTCATCATCAAACCGTCCTTTCTTAAAGTAGGTGGTTTTCGGGCTGGTGGGCTGGATGTAATAGTCAAACCCAAAGCGGGTCTGGCAGTAGGTGCAAGGCTCCTTAATGGTCTGTCTGGGGTCTGCACGGCGGACACGGATGCCACGGGCATTGCGGAACGCATCCAAGCAGCGGGGGCAGAGGGTGGTCAAGGTCGATTCGTCGGTCTTGCGAGAAAAATCACGGCTCATAATCATTACCTCCGTATCGTTATAGTGAATGTTCGGTATGGAAAAAGCCCACTGCCTTGATTCAGAAGAATCCCGGTGGTGGGCTTTGAAGATTTTGTTTTAAGTGTCCCACCCTATTTGTCCTCGACGCCCGGTGGGTTTGGAATGCACCTCGGTTAGTGGGGAGTTTCGCCCACACCGTCATTGGCCTTTCAGCCACCCCGCCTTCTTTATGGCCGGGCCGCGAATTACGGAAGTTTCATTGTTTTGTCCGAGGGAATGATATTCAGTTTTCAAGGTATGGCTTACAGCTTCGGGCTTCTCCCCGTCTGGGGTGTTGCCCTTGCTGTGACAATAGTTTATCGTAGAAACACTGTCTTTTTAAGGAACTGGTAGTTCCGGTTTTGCCACTTTTTTGAGCGAATTTTTCTCGAAAATCGGAACTGTCAGTTCCGGTTTTTCGTAGATACGTCAGAAAAAATGGCACAAAAAAAGAAGCCGAGAATCGCTTCTCGACTTCTTTATGGTGGTTATACAGATGCAGATGTATCCAGCTCGTCAATAAGATTACTCAGCTTATTTTTGAAGATCTGGATTTTCTGGTGCTGCTTTTTGATCTGTGCATTAAGCTCCCTTTCCCGTGGAGTGTCCAATACGCCAAGAATCAAAAAGTCCAGAGTGGTGTTCAGTGAAATGGCTACTTCTACCAACAAATCTATGGAAGCAGTGCCTTCCCCTCGTTCGATCTTTCCCAAATGGCGGTCACTGATATTCAGCTTTACGGCAAATTGCTCTTGTGTTAAGCCTTTGGTTTTGCGCAGCTGCTGGATGCGTTTTCCTGTGATGTAAGAATCAAAGTACATAAGCCAGCCCTCCGACCACAGAGCAGCGCAGTCGCAAGCTGCGCCACAAGGCCGGAGTGCAAAGATGCAGTCGGCGGCGAACCAAGTTTTGGTTGCCGGGGTTCGGTTTGTACTCGATCAATCTCCTTTTCATGTTTCTTCGTCCTTTCTTTGTCGATGATGGCAAGGCGGGCGGAGTATGAAAGACGTACAGAACATCCTTCATAATAGTAAAAGAGCCGCAACTCTATTGCTATCTAAAATCAGGGAATCGTATTCAGCAAATTCAAAAAAGCTTCCTGCTGGTCAGGGCGAAGTATCGACCACTTCTCAATGACCTGCATCTGCTGGGACGTAAGTGCTACCGGGGCAGATTCATTTCCCTCTGCCTTTGCAAAAAACTCAGAAAGTGTGATCTGAAAGGCATCGCAGATCTTTACAAGCGAAGGAATGGTCGGGATCGCATTGTCATTATACCATGTAGAAATGGTGGAAGGCTTCAGCTCGGCGTGAGCCGCTAAATCGTACAGCGACCATTTGCGTTCTTTCCGGTAGGCGGTTATGGTATCCAGAATGTTCTCCACCGCCACTCCTCGCTTTCGTACAATAAACTTTTCGCCTATTATACCGTACTACGCACAAAATTATAATCCTTTTTGCCGTACAAAAAGTACGGAGTTAGGAGTCAATATTTCATTCTGACCGCTCAGCATCTCCGAGTAATAAAAAACGCTGGGAGAGATCTCCCAGCGCAAGTAGCCCTAATCACGGTATCGGTATGTACCAAGCCAAAGCGGACCCAGCACCCACAACCAAGGCAGTGAAAACGTTCTCGTCACTTTTAATACCGTAAGCACCAGCGTTAAAGCAAACAAGAGGGTCATTGTAATTATTTCGGAACGGTCAGGTTTCTTCTCCATACGCAGATTACCTCGAAAATCCAGTCACACCTGAGAAATAGTATAAAAATCAAGATGCTTCATCCGGTTCGGCAGGTGCTGCGGTAACATCGCGGTAGAAAGTGGCCCATGCAGCTTCCTCATAGGGGCGCACGAAGAAAAAGCCAATACTTAATGGAATTGTCAGCAGAAGAATGATAGAAATCGCCATAGCCTCTGAACCGGAGAAATATCTGAGAATCAGAAAATACCCTGCATACAGTGGCAACGAACAGAGCAGCTCCCAGCCAATGAAGCTGAAATCCAGACAGAACAGCCGCCATTTGTTGCCATTCATGATCCGCCGGG